ACCTTTATCTAAAGCATTTGATGTTGAACCCATCATACACTTACCAATAATTCTACTACCTAACCTTAATGTTGTTTTTGTTACACGCCAGTTATTTAATATGTTATCAGGTCTTTCCCATTTACCACTTTCATCATGTACTAGTAGTTTTAGCTTTTCACCATCATAACTATTATCACCAGTGTTTTTCCAGTCAATAGTTGTATCAAGTCCTGCTAACTCTTCTATTTTTTCATTGCTAGTTAACTTTCTTCTTGTTAACTTAGTAGCTGGCACTCTATATGCTAGCTCTGTTTTTGGTCGATCCATACCGTCCTGTATCGGTTTAAAAAAGAACGGATAATTAACTGATATTGGAACAACCTTGTCAGTAAACATCTTTTTAGCATCAGAACCTGTCTTTGACAATATACCAAATCTAGCATCGTTTGATATTGTAGCCATATTCACAGTTTCACCTGAAGCCATAAACGAAAAACCAGATCGTCTATTTTTTAAATAACACATACCATAACATCTGGTATCTGCCTTACAAGCTTCCCAAAATATAAAGAACAATCTGTTTGCTTCTCTATAATCAGGATTACCTACATCGATTTTACTCCATTGTAGATACATGTAATGTGTTCCTGTTATATAGGTTGGTTTACCTAAATTATAAAACCAGAAACCTTCTTCTCTTCTAACAAACTCTTCTTCTATATAGTCTGCGTAATTTTCTTTAAAATCATCTGGATAATCTCTCCAGTCAAATATTGTTTTTATCCTTTGTAACTCTTTTGGATATGGTGTTACTTCCCATTTGTCATGCTTAAATTTTGTGACATTTTTAGGTATTTTAGGTAGCGCTATTTTTAAGTTTTGTATCTCAATAACATCTCCTATTATACCAGTTTTAGATATAACAATAACATCATGTTCTTTGTTATATCCATACTTCCATTTCTTAGACTTATTAAGTCTTTTAATTGTATTGATCTTTATATGATCTACAACTTTAGATAAACTTTGCTCGTACATTACTTAGATCTTCTTTCTGCGAAACCACCAAAAGCAACAGATTTTTTCTCTTCCTTAGGTTTATTTTCTAACATATTCTCTTCTTCCTGTATACGTGAAAGTATTTCAAAAGCATCAAATATAGCTAACTTTTTAGTAGCAGCAGCGTTTTTTAATCTATCAGCACTAATATCATCATCACTATCAACTATAGGTTCTTTAGCTACTTTTACTAATTCTTCTACAGCTTTATAACCAGCTTGGATTATATTCTTCTTCTTTTCCTTGATATTCATATTTAATTGTAATGTCTTTTGTTCTTACTCTATATAAACGTTCACCATCAATAATAAACTCATACTCACTGTTTGGTGTGAAACCAACTAAACTACCAACTTCTGGTAGATTTTTATTTGTATGTTTTATTACACCTACTAATGGTTGTTCTTTATTAGTATCAAACATATCATTAGATTTAATAGGTTTTACAAAACAATATTCATCTAATGGTATCCACTTTTTATCTCTCTTATAAGCGAATATTTGATCAATAAAAACAAAATATAAGTTATCTTTATAATATGCTTTACTATCCTGTTCAACACCTCTTACATCTGTATACCTTCTAAATACATTATGGTGCACTATTATAGTGTCACCTGCTTTTATATCTGTTTTAAACAAAGATGGTGTAGAAATTACTACAGCTTCTCTACTAACATAATGGTGTTGAAAAATATCAGTATTAACTATTATTTCTTTTCCACCTATATTCTTAGTATTGTTGTATCTATTGTCTTTAGGTTTTACTATAAAGTTATATATACTTTTCACTAATACTCCAAATTATACTCTACAGCTATAGCCATGTTTTTATTAAAGTCTTTCCATGGAATTACTTCATCGCCTTTGTGTATGTATATACTATACTTATCGTCTTCTTCGATTATATCACAAATTATATGCCCTCCGTAAACCTCTTGGCCTACGGAATAGTGCATAGCTTCATTTTTGTAATCTTTACCGATACTAATTTTTCTAATTAACTGTGGCATCTTCTTTATATTTAATAGATCCATCTTGTATGTTAACGCTTACGTCACCATATTTTTTCTGTAAATCCATGTTATACCCAGTTAACTTATCTTGTAAAGAACCTATTTTAAAAATAAGTGTTGACTTTTGATATTCTATACTACCAATATCAAGTTGAGTTTTATTAATAGCTTGAACATAGCCTTGCATTGTTTGCAACTCTTCTTTAGTAATTTTAGTTGCTTTAGCTTTTGCTTTCTTTTTGTATGTATTTCCCATATTATTTAATTTAATTTACTTGTTTATATTATCACGCAATTGTCACGCTTTTTACTTCTTTTTCTTAGTATCAGCAATAAACCAATTTTTATACGCATCTCTTTTCTTTGATATGTATTCAAAATACTTATCTACTTTAACTCTCCAATCTTTATCTAACCAAGGATTTATTATACCTGATTCGAAATTAGAAAAACTGTGATTAATAAATTCTTTGATTTTGTCTTGATGAGTAAAGAGGTAATTGTTAATTGTATAAAAAGATCCTTGTTGTATATTGTTCCATATATCAATAGCTTCTATCTTTTTACCTAACACTGCTGCATACACAGCACTTTCACTTATGTGAGTAGTATATACTGTTTTAGCTTTCTGCATATAATAATACATGTCAATATTTCTAGGTAGTATGCAATCTTCACCAAAAAAGTCTTTTAATTCACCTATAATCTGATGTGTTGTAATAGGGTGTGGTTTAAAATAAACATTATCACCGTGTTGTTTTTTAATATGTCTTAATCTATTTAAACAAACATTTGTTTTTATCTTGTTAGATCCAGGTAAAACAACCAAGTAATCTTTTGGTGGATACTTTTCAAAATCTTGACTTCTTTCAGTATATTTATTAGCAACATTATTTTGTATGTTGTCTATTAAAAATCCAGCATAGTCATGCTTAGGACATTTTGAACAATTCTTATGCCAAGCATCAGCTAATTGTTCGTTTCTTAATTTAAAATTTAAAGGTTGTAGATAAAAATTACCTGCAAACTCTGTATATCCAATAGTTTTAAAATAAGGCATTTCTTCAGCTAATACATCATAGCTTGATTCTATACCGTATTCGCTACACTTTCTAATAACATAACCTTCTATGTTTTCTAATTCGTATAGTCTTTTTTCTTTTTTCAAAGGACCTATTCTATTATCTAGTTCCTTTTTATTAAACATTTCCATATAATTAAATTTAATTTGTTAGTATTATAATAGTTACATATAATTACACTTTTCTACCTATGTACCTTGTCTACCACCACTTATGTAGGGGTACGTGTGTAATAAGCCTTCCATTGCTTTGTTTGGTAGTTGATACCAATTAGTTATAAACTTAGTAGTAGTACTAGTATTATACGTAGTTGTAGTATTCGTACTAGTGTTGTACGTGGTTGTTGTTGACTTAGTTGTATTATAAGTTGTTATTGTACTCGTACTAGTGTTAAACGCTGTAATAGTTATCGTCTGTGTTATAGTACTAGTGTTAAACGTAGTTGTGTAAACAGTGGTAGTATCGGTTTGTGTATTATAAACAGTGGTGGTACTTGTGTTCCATGATGTTTTATACACGGTATTAGTTGTCGTACTAGTGTTAAACGTAGTTGTAGTTGTCTTACTTGTGTTCGTGCTAGTGTTAAAAGTTGTCGTAAACTGAGTTATCCAAGTAGTTATAGTTATCGTATTTGTTGACCTACTTGTATTCCAGTACGACGTGTACTCTGTCGTTGTATCTTTTTGTGTCGATACAACAGTTGATGTAGCTTTAGACGTAGACCAAGTTGTTGTTCTGTCTGTAATTCTAGTTGTTGACACAACGGTTGTTCTAGTAGTATTATATGTTGTAACAGTACTAGTGTTAAACGTGGTTGTTGTGTTCTTATTAGTGTTGTACGTCGTAGTAGTACTTTTACTAGTAACTGTACTTGTATTATAAGCAGTAACAAATGATGTTATCCATGTTGTTATTGTAATTGTTTGAGTATTTTTACTAGTGTTCCAATATGTTATATATAGAGTACTTGTATCTTTTTGTGTCGATACAGTGGTTGATGTTGACTTATTTGTTGACCAAGTAGTTGTTCTATTTGTAACTCTATTTGTTGACCAAGTAGTTGTTCTAGTTGTATTATATACGGTAGTTGTCTGCGTATTAAATGTAGTGGTTGTAGCTTTACTAGTATTAAAAGTTGTAGTAGTTGACTTGCTTGTTACCGTACTTGTGTTATACGCTGTTACAAATTCAGTTATCCAAGTTGTAGTTGTGCTTCTACTTTCCGTAGTAGTAGTGCTTG